GCTTCAACGGTGGGTAAACAACCGGATTATATTTGCAACGGTGAAGGACTTTGCGGAATACGACCATACGAAGGGGTGAATATATGATTTTATTTCCAATAACGGGCGCGTTGTACTGGTATGTAACGGACTTCTACGAAACTTTTGTAGCGATCCCTGTTAAGCTCCAGCGGCGGGGTGGGTTATTCCGATACAGCAACAAAACCCCGTCGCTTTTTACGGTTCGGTTCGAGCTTACGCCGCCCGACGAAGCGAAGGGCGATCCCGGCTACGAAGAAATATACGACGCTTCCCGCCGTGAGCTTTACAGGACGCAACGACAGGCGCAGCGCGTGGCCGACAAATTAAACGGGAAGGCGGGATAAAATGAAAACTGTTTATTTGGCGGGTAGAATATCGGGCGATCCGCAATATCGAAAAAAGTTCTTTCGGGCGGCGTGTGAATTGACCGCGGCGGGGTTCGACGTCGTTAACCCGGCGACATTGCCGCCCCGCGGCTTCCAGTATGCCGCATATATCCGTATGTCAACCGCAATGCTGGACGAATGTTCGTCCGTGTGCTTCTTATCGGACTGGAGGGACAGCCCCGGCGCGGTGCATGAGTTCAACCGGGCGAAGCTATGCGGAAAAGAATTCTTCTTCTTTGAGGAATGGCGCGGCAAACTGGCCGCCGCCGCAAAAGCTGGAGCGGAAGGGGCGGCGCAAAATGCCTTACAATACGCAACGTAAACCGCCCGGCCTGCCCGTCCCCACGGAAAGCGCCGAACAACAAGCCCTATTCCGGTGGGCGGCATGGCAACGCGGCGCGTACCCGGAATTAGACTTGCTTTACCACGTCCCGAACGGCGGCAGCCGGAAAAAAGCCGAAGCGGGGCGCTTCAAAGCCGAAGGTGTGAAGGCCGGAGTGCCGGACGTATGCTTGCCCGTTGCCCGTGGCGGCTTCCACGGCCTGTATGTGGAGCTTAAACGGCTGGAAAAGAGCAAAACAAGCGACGATCAAAAAGACTGGATCGTGCGGCTTACGGAACAGGGCTATTACGCCGTTATCTGCAAGGGTTGGGAAAACGCGTCAAAAGCGATCCTTGAATATTTGAAGCTGGAGGGGTGAAAATGGGCTATTTTTCGGGTGTTGAATGTGACGTATGCGGCGCGGTTCGTTCGTGGCCGTATATCATGGACAAAAAAGACGTTACAGAGTGGGGGCAAGATGAAGGCTGGCATACAAACGGGAAAACGCTTTGCCCTTCTTGCGTTCAAGTAAAAAACGAACAGGAGGTAGGCCACAATGAAGGTTATAAACATAATCAACCTTAAAGGCGGGGTTGCAAAGACGATCAGCGCGATAAATATTGCCTACGTGCTGGCCGCGAAGCACGGAAAGCGCGTTCTTCTTATCGACAACGACAAGCAGGGAAACACAACAAAGTTCTTCGGCCTTCACAGCTACGACGCGCCGAGCATTGCCGACGTGCTGATCGAGCGGGACACAAACACGCTTCGGGCGGCGCTTCGGTGCACGGCATACGACAATTTGCATTTATTACCCGCGAACATGAACCTTCTTCGCGCAAATAAGGAAATATTGCTTGACGTGTCCCGGCCACAGCAGACACGGCTTAAAAAGGCGCTGGACAGCATGGAACGCGCCGGGTATACTTACGACTTCGCCGTGATAGACAACGCGCCGGACTTGAATATGAGCGCTATTAACGCGCTTGTAGCCGCAGACGACGTTTTGATCCCCATAAAAATAGATCAATTCGCTTTCGACGGGCTGGATCAGCTACGGGAACAGGTGGAGGACACGCGGGAATTCAACGACAGAATACGGATCGCCGGGTGTTTCATAACCATGTACGCACGAAACAACGTCAACGCGCAGGGCGAACAGTATTTAAGCGGCAATATCGGGCTTTACGTGTTCAAGAGCGTTATTCGCAAAACGGTAAAGGTTGACGAAACGACCTTCGCGGGCGTTCCGCTTCCGGCGTACTCCAAAAACTGCACAGCAGCGCGGGATTACGAAGCGCTTGTCGCGGAATATCTGCAAAATGTGACCGGAATTAGCACAAACGAGAGGGGTGGGGGGAATGACACTTAAAGAACGCGCCGAAATAGTGGAAAAGCTGGTAACAAGTAGCTTTTGTACGCATTTCCCCGGCTATTTATGCGATCGGGACTGGCCGGAAGCCTGCACAAAATGTATAACTTCGTGGATTATCAGAAACGGCATAACGGAAAGGGGTTTTTTCAATGGCTGGAAAATTTAACATGAAGGACTTATTGAACGAACAGAGTAAAAACACGTCGAGCGGGACGGCTTCGGCGTTCGTGATCCGCGACGTGCCGATCGGCAAGATCGTGTCTTCGCCGTCGAACAAATACGGCATACGGGATATTGAGGAATTAGCGGCAAGCATTGAGGAAATGGGGCTTTTGCATAACCTTGTCGTAAGAGAGCTGGACGGCGAAGGCAATTATGAGCTTATCAGCGGCGAACGGCGCTTCCACGCTTGCAAATTGCTTTACGAAAACGGCAACGAAGCCTTTTCTACTATTCCGTGCAAGGTGGATGGACAAGGCAGCCCCGCCGAAATCGAATTAAAGCTACTTTTTGCGAACGCCACGGCGCGGGTATTGACCGACTACGAAAAGACCATGCAAGCGGCGCGGATCAAAGAGCTTTTACAGGCTATGAAAGCGGACGGCTTCAAGTTCAAGGGGCGTATGCGTGATATTGTGGCCGATATGCTGAAAGTGTCCCCGGCGCAAATGGGGCGTATGGAAAGCATAAAAAAACACCTTTCCCCGGAATTCGCGGAAGAGTTCAAGACCGGCAATATCGGGATCACGTCGGCGTATGACCTTTCGACCATGAAGCCCGAAGAGCAGACCGCCGCACTGGAGCGGTACAGGAAAACCGGGGAGCTTGACACGCCGCTGCGGGAGCCCGCCGCGAACGCGCCACAAGGCGAAAAAACGGCAAGAAACAACGTCGAGCGGGACAGGTGGCAAAAAGCCTTCGTTTCACTTACGGACAAAGACGGCGACATAGTGAAGTATTCCGGCAATTTAACATTGATCGCGGCGGTGGACACGGAAACGGACTTGTTTTCCGGCGCGTTTTCGACAGCGGACGGCGTTTCGGGGCTTGACTATGCGACGCTAGCGAAGGCCGTATGCGTGGAATGTCTTTCAAAGCTGGAGGGCGACGAAATAAGCGTTGATATTTTAAGAACGAACCTTGCGGGACTATTCGCAAACGGGTTCGAAGTCTGATTTAATGAAAACTGGAGGCGCGAGCAATGGGACAAAGCAAAAACTTAGACGTGGCCGCCGTCATAAAAGAAGCGGTAAATGCGGGGTTGCAAGCGGGGCGGCTACAGGCGGCGAAACTTACGGGGGACGCTTACAAGGCGACGGAAAAGCGGCTATATGCTTATCCCGTCATACTGGAAAAGATCGCGGACGACAAGGAAAAGCTGGAAGAGATAATGACGCATGGAGCGCCGGAGCGTTCAAAAAGTATAGTACGTTTTAGCCGGACGGGGGTTCGCTTGACCCCGGGCGAAATCTTAGACGCGCTTGTACAGGATATGACGGCCACTATTGCCGCCGATCAGTACGAAGCGGACACAATAGCGGCGGCGCTGAAAACGATTGAAAACGACCCGTATTACGCCGCTGTAGCGGGTAAATTCCTAGAGGGACAAACGGACGACGAAATAGCCGTCGTTGTGCCGTGCGATCCTTCGACAGTACGCCGTAACCGGGGAAGGCTGATCCGAAAGCTGGCCGTATGGCTGTACGGGGCGCAAGCCCTTTAATATAGCCGCTGTCACGCTTGCACAAAACGGGCGCACACTTCTTGCACTTTACGGGCGCACACGCCGTATGTTATAATACCCCATGATGAAAAACTGTCTATTGCCGCGCCGTGTGCGCGGCTTTTTTATTGCGCAGTTATGGGACGGTGGTATATATGAAGCCGTGGGCTGAAAGGTTCTACAATAGCGACGCGTGGAAAGATTGCCGCGAAGCGTTCTTACAAAGCAAAGGTTGTCTATGCGAACGGTGTTCAACGATAAACGATCCGACCATAGCGAAGATTGCACATCATAAGAAGTATTTAACGCGTGAGAATATAAACGACCCCGCGATCGCCCTTGCGTGGAACAACCTTGAAGCGCTATGTCAAGATTGCCATAACAAAGAACACAAGCGCCGGGAGCGGAAGCCGCGGTACACGTTCGACGGCGAAGGAAATTTGATCCCGGCGAAGTAAAAAATATCCCCCCATATTTTTTTTCGAAACCCGCCGCTAAAACACCGAGCGCGCCGAAGAACTTTACCC